GCTACATCAATGGCTACCGGTGGGGAGCTCAGCTAGTGCGTAGCGGACACTTCCGTGAGGGAGGGTGCATGCACTGGCTGTTCCGTGTCACGGATGCCTCATACGAGGTGGAGCACAGCTACAACCCAGTGAATTGGGCCCTCGCGGGTATGCAAAACTACCGGCAACGCTGGTTGAGCAATGGCCTGCGTAGTTTGTCCTGTTTCCCGTGTTTCACACAGACGGTAACTGACATCGTGTGGCACCAGAAGGTCAATCCCAAGGAAGCCACTCTGCCCCCGCCTGGCCGGTTAATGAGCGAGGACGACGATCCAAACCGGTTGGCGTTGGCAGTGATGCAGCAGATCGTGAAGACACGGATTGTCCGCCAGGAGGCGAAGTGCTTTGGTTCGCTAGTGACGCGATACTGTTTGGCAAGTGGCCGGGCCCCAACGAACCCGATGGAATTCGGGCAAGAAGTGGACAAGCTATTTAGCCTCATCAACGTCACAGGGGACACGGTGGTAGCAACTGCCCCCAAAAGTGAGCTTGAGGCACTCCCGTGGGATCTGCCCCCACTGGACGGACAGGACACAAAGGAGTGTCCGGGGTGCGGGCGGGCCCGCCCCGAAAAATACCGTTGGAAGGACGGTATATGCAACGTGTGTCATGACCAGGTGCAAGGGATCACTCGCCTAGCTCAGTGGTATGTCGAGGGGGCTTCAGTGCCAGAGGGGGCCCCTGGGCTAATCCACATGAAAACAAGGTCCCTACCCCTGGAAGGCGGCTTACAGTTTGAACATTTGAATTTCAAGCTGCCGCATTACTTGACACCGCAGGATCGGCAAGGATGGCAGGCCGAACCGATCCACGCTGCTTGGGCCGTAGGGTTTCTCATTGGTGGAGCACCACCGAGAGTAGCGACCCCCGGCATTCACGCTGCCTATGACGCAGTGAAGTGTCGTGTGTTTCGACGGAAGAAATACACGCCACAGGACTCCTACTGGGAGATGGCGTATGCGATGAAAGATTGCATAATGCCAAATTTTCCAATAGTTGAGCCACTGACAGTCGAGGCGTGGATAGCTTCCATGCCAAGGCGGCGCAGGCGTGCATTGGAACGCGCCTACAAGCAGTACCAAGAAACCGGGTACCTGCCCATTCATGGTATGTTTTCTTCGTTTATCAAACTGGAATTGTTGAACGCCTTTGAGCAAGGGCTCGACTTGACAATAGTCGAGGAGACAAAGAACCGCTTGATCCAGGGGCCGCATGATGTGGCACATGTGATCGCGGGGCCCATTCTCAAGCCCTTCGTCCATGCTCTGAAGACTGCGTTCTCCAGCGAGGGATACGGAATCCAGTACGCATCCCGATGCCCGGAAGAGGTAGATCGCTGGTTTAACCATGATTGGGACGGTAAGTTCACGCGGGTGTACTTTTGGTGCGACTACAGCATGTTTGACTGCACGCACTCAGCAGCATCATGGAAATTTGTAGAGTCCCTGTACCGGCAGTATTGCGTGACGAATCCCGACTTTTGGAAGGTCCTAAAAGCCTGGCGGGCCCCAAAAGGATCAATGAGGGACAAGGACGGACACCGGTTTACATACCAGGCACCGGTGATGAACGCCAGTGGACGCGATGACACTTCAGGAGCGAACTGTTTGGTCAACGCTTTCGCAATGGTTCTTTCTCTCACAGCGGCGTGGTTTCACCGCACAGTGCTAGAGATCACCACGGAACAAGTCGGGTTCATGCTACAAAGCATTAAGTTCGGCATTTGTGGTGACGACACCCTCTGTATTCTCCCTGACCTCACCGACGTCAGTGGGTTTTATCGGAGGTTGTCAGTAGAGCTGCAGGAGGGCTTCGGGTTGGTCGCCGGGGCAAATAAGATGGGATGCTCTACAGAGATTTTCGACGCTGTCTTCCTGGGGCAGCGCCCGTACCCAGTTGCGGGTACAGACCTCTGGGCTTTTGGCCCAACCCTTGGTAGGCGGTTGTACAAGCATCACGTCTATAAGGGTGAGGGCGACCCCTATGCGTGGCTGCATGGGGTCGCTCGTATGGAACGCCTATGCTATCGGCACGTCCCGGTGTTGTATGAACAGGCGGTCCGAGTTTGCGAGCTGCTCACCGGCCGGAAAGCCACACCGTGGCAACCCGAGCATGAGTACAGCTTACTCTCGCGAGTGAAGGAGCTCCCGCCGTGGGACCAGCGGACGCTTCAATACCTCGCAGTTGGGTATCGCATGACGGAAGATGAGATGCTCAACCTCACGCTCTTGCCACAGAG